CTAATAATATTCAAACGCCTTTTATCATCATTTAATTTTTCTTCATATTGAAAATTAGTAATAATTGTAGTTCCATTCACCGTTACCCAATTCATTGCGTCCCTGTCAAAATAATGTTCATCTACTGTATGACCATCATTATCTTCAAAATGATGTGTTCCATATTCATTACCAACACCATATTTTTTAATAATAAACTTTTGTAAATCATGATATTTTAATGGCCAATCATAATATGGATTAGTTGCCTGGTGTGCATATAAAATAATCCAATGTAACTCTGAATCACCATAAAATTGATGTGCTAAATATTCTGGAGTTTCACCGTCTTGGATCATATGTTGTGAAAAGAATGCTCGGTATTTAATACCATCTAATCTTAAACGAACTCGTTGAAGTATATTAGTTACACTATCTATCTCAAGCTGATCTTGTGATCCTCGAATATCATAACCAATTTGATTAAAGTATTTAAAGTATGCCATATTAGTGTCCTTTCAATACGTCATCTTGCGTAATTTTTTTGGTTTCTACAAATGAAAGACTTAATCCATATGATACTGGTGTTCCATCTCTCAAAGCTGTCCAAAATCCTTCTGGTGTATAGTTGGTAGCGACATTACTACAAACACAATTATATATTTTGGGAAGACTTTTGTTGCGTACAAATGCCCCACCACCATCATTCTTCATAAATTCAATTGCAAATTCATTAGGAAAGATATAAAGACCTTCTCCCATAAAACCATCAACAAAATTTGGTCTTGAATTAAGTCGAAACATTTTAATAATTTCAGCAATTTGCATGCCTTCCGCTTCATTAGCAGGTGCAAATGCAAATTCAAAAGAAAATTCTCTAAAACCTATTCCATTAAATAATTGTTCTTCATAAGGATTTTGTGTGAACCTTCCCGCTGCTTGTAATCCAGCACCGACACCACCAAACATTGATGCTGCACCTAAAGCACCTAACATTGCATTTTTAGCTAAAAAAGCACCAGCTGTCGCACCAGCTGCTAACGCAACACTTTTGGCAAGATCAGTTACAACTCCCCCAGTAAAATTTTTCAAAATATCATCAACATTACCACCACGAATACCGTCTTTAAGAGTTTTTCCCAAAGCTCCAAGTGATTCTGCTCCCCATGAAGCACCTAATCCTTCTTGTACAGAAGCAGGCATATATAAAAAACAATGTGCCAAGTTTTTTGCTTCAGCATTTACATTTTTATGTTGGGTTTTTAACATCGAACCAATTTTATTAATCATCGAGTTCGTTTTCGCTTCCTTTTCTAAATCTCTGTCATTATTTTCACCTGATGCTTGATTTATCTTAGCAGTTGTTTGTTCAATTTTTTTAACAATAGGGTTGTCAGCCCAAAGTCCCATATTTACAATACTTCCGTCATCATTCATTGCCCCTTGATACCCGCCGCGACTAGCTGTATTATCTACTTGATTTGCAATAGCGGCCTGAGCTGCAGCATTTGTTGCTTTATCTTTAAAGGAAATACCACCCTGCTTAACAGCAGTAAAATGAATACATTCATATACAACCGGCACATCATTGTCAGTATTAAAATTATCAATATATATAGGATACCTATATGTTGGTATACCGCCTAAATCATTCGATGTATTTCTATCTCTGGATACTGTGTCTGTTAATGCTTGTGTTGTTGCATCATTTCTTCTGCTGGTTGTTCCCTCGCTGCTAAATGCCATAATACTTGTTCCTTCCCCGTTATAAATACTTATATAATATATTTATAAGAGTTATATGAAAAAATATCCTAGAGTTGGACGGTATATAATACAGAATAAAGAGAAATATGTGGCGAATCTTCAAGAATGTGAATATCGCTCTTCATGGGAATTAAAGTATATGAAGTATTTAGACACTCACCCAAACGTGATTGAATGGGGTTCAGAGAATATCATTTTACCATACTATAATCCAGTTGACAAAAAAACTAGACGATACTTTGTCGATTTCTATGTGAAAGTAAAAACAACGTCTGGTGAATATAAAAAATATATAGTCGAAGTGAAACCTGCTGTTCAATGTAAACCACCCCGAAAACCTAAAAAACAAACACCAGGATATGTCAAAAAACTCAAATCATTTATAATGAATCAGGCTAAATGGAAGGCTGCTCGTAAATGGGCTGAAAAACGTAAGATGGAATTCGTGATTATAACGGAAAAAGAACTAGGCATTCAATCCAAAAAACATAAAAAACTCTTATAAATATATATATGGAAACTATAGATGCAGGACATACTAAAATATCAGGGAAAAGAGTAACACGAATTTACTCTGCTAAATTTTATTTCTTTAAATATATCACATATAATCCAAATGAATATTACAATGTATTTCCATTAGTATTTTCGTTAGGTAAAGTGCCAAAAGCTAAAGGTGTGCGTGGAAAGCTGAAATCTTCAGCTGTAGAATCAGAATTATCTGAAGGAGGATCTGGTGGTGGTGATTCTCTTTTTCGTGGTCTTGACTTTCATTATCTACCACCACCAATGAGATTACCATTATTAGATGAATTAGAAAAAATTAGTCCAGACTTGCATCGTTCACCAGTAGCATTTGCTAAGTTTTTTAGAGGTCTTTTATTTACTATGAGAAAGTTTAGACCAGCACAAGTATGTTATAGACATTATATAATTAAAAACATACGGGGTGGAAAAATACTAAGAATAAATAGAGAAGATTGGCGAAGTCTTTTAGAAAAACCAAAAGTAGAGCATTTTGTTACATCTACATTTGGAAAATACGCTTCAGAAAGAGTTTGGAAAAACTCATTAAAAGAAATGAGAAAATCAGGGAGAAGTTAAAATGGCATTTAACATAGGCGGAAGATGGAAAGTAGGGGGAGTAAATCTCGGTGTTAATATCCCTTTTGGAATTGATAAAAGAGCTAAAATTGGTGATGGTAAGAAATTCCCCGAACCTACCAATACACCTAACAATAGTGTAAGTAGGATGATGGCTAATGTTAGACAAAGTAATTTATTTTCACGACCTTATCTGTATAGTGTTATGATTTCTCCCCCAAAAGAATTACTTCCTCGGTATAGTGCTGCTGCAATACAAAATCTGATGTTAAATTGTGAATCAGTAAATATGCCTGGTTTTGTAATGGCCACTAAAGAACATAAAACATATGGTTTAAAAAGAGAATACGTTTATGAAAAACTTAATAATACCTGTTCTATGAGTTTTTATATGAGCGATCAAATGTTTGAATATAATTTTTTCAAAGATTGGTTAGATTATATAAATCCTGACGATGTAGGTCGTATAAGATATTATGATGAATATAAATCAACTATGACAATATATCAATTATCGCGTATGGAAACAGGTACTGATGCACAATCTGATGAATGGGATAGAACATTTAATGATGATTTAAGAGTTATGCAACAAGTTAAATTAGTTGATGCCTATCCTAAATCAATATCAGATTTACAACTTGGTCACGAAACAGGTGGAAGTATTCAAAAAATGTCAACGGACATCATGTTTCGTAAAGCTTCTTATACAGATTTTGTAAATAAAAGTCAAAAAGAAAGAGCAGGTGGTTTGTTGTCAGAAAGTTTTGGTTCAATGAATGCAATAAAAGAACAAGGAGCAAATCTAATGAAGCCTCTAGCACAGTTAAATTTACCAAAATTTGGACAAATAATAAAAAAACAAAATGTTACTTTACCAGCTATGTTTGAAGGTTTCAACATAGGGTAAAAAATATTATAAACATCATTTTATATAGGAGTGAATGAAATGGGAATAGGATTACCAAAAATTGTAGTACCAGAATATAAGTTAACAGTTCCATCAACAGGAAGAGAAGTAAGTTTTAGACCTTTTTTGGTTAAAGAAGAAAAAATTCTTCTTATTGCAATGGAAAGTGATGATGAAACACAAATGACAACTGCAATTCAAAGTATTATTACGAATTGTCTACATGAGGATCTTGATGTAAAACATATGCCAATGTTTGACATTGAATATATCTTCCTACAACTAAGAAGTAAATCAAAAGGTGAAGTTGTAGATATGTCTTTTGAATGTGGTAAATGTAAACAACCAATTACAAAATCAATTGATTTATCAAAAATTGAAATAACTAAATCTGAAGAACATACTACTAAAATACCACTATCTGGTGATATAGGTGTAATAATGAAATATCCTTCAATGGAAGTACAAAATGTTCTTGATAAAACAGCATCAGATGTAGAAAATATATTTACAACGATTTCTTTTTGTATTGAATCTATTTGGGATAAAGACTCAGTATATTCAACAAAAGATCATACAAATGCAGAACTTAACGATTTCTTAGAATCATTACCAGATGATGCTTTTCATAAGATTCAAAAATTCTTTGATACTGTTCCAGTATTAAAACATACAATTGATTTACAATGCCAAGCAAAAGCTGGTAAATCAAAAAAATCTGGCATATGTGGATGGAAAGATACTAAGACCTTGGAGGGTCTTGGATCTTTTTTCGTATAAGCCTTGGTCAAGAATCAGTAACAAATTATTATGAAACAACCTTTAACCTGATACACCATCATAAATATTCATTGACTGAGGTAGAAAATTTAATACCATGGGAAAAGGAAATATATCTATTATTATTAGTAAGATGGATAGAAGAAGAAAATGAAA